CACTGATACCACTACTCTGGCAGGACTAAAGTTCTCACCACCTACAGCCAAATGGGTAAGCTCCAATGGCTTTGGTACAGACAAAGGTAACTTGCTGTACCTTGAGGGCATTGCACGTTCCAAAGGTATGAGAGAGGCAGAGCTATTCTTACAGAACCTACGTAGATTGTCTGCAGTAGAAACATATCTCAGCAGCTTTGTAGAGGGTATAGCAACGCATGTAAAGAGTGACGGTAGGTTGCATGTACGATTACTGCAACACCGCACTGGCACAGGACGTTTGTCAGGTGCAGACCCTAACATGCAGAACATGCCACGTGGTGGTACGTTCCCTGTCAAGCGTGTGTTTACATCACGTTGGGAAGGTGGTCAGATTATGGAAGCTGACATGGCACAGTTAGAGTTCAGAGTTGCTGCGTTCCTTGCACAAGATACTACTGCCATTGAGGAAGTGTCTACAGGTTTTGATGTACATGCTTACACTGCACAGGTTATCAGTGATGCAGGTCAGCCTATGTCACGGCAAGAAGCTAAGGCACATACGTTTGCACCCTTGTATGGTGCCAGTGGTTTCGGTAGGTCACAAGCAGAAGCGACATACTATCAACAGTTTACGACAAAGTATTCTGGTATTGCCAAGTGGCATGAGGCACTAGCCAAAGAAGCATTGAACACAGGCAAGATCACTACGCCATCTGGACGTGAGTTTGCTTTCCCTGACGTTGTACGTAGACGTTTTGGTGGTGTGACATTTTTCACACAGATCAAAAATTATCCAGTACAATCGTTTGCAACCGCTGACATAGTGCCACTATCTTTGATATACATAGATAGGTTACTAACAGCAAACAGGCTACACAGTTGTGTAGTAAACAGTGTACATGACTCAGTTGTGATTGATGTGCACCCAGATGAGAAGGACAAAGTACTAAGAGTTATTAGCACAGCTAATGACAAACTAATTGCAATCGTCAACCGCAAGTGGGATATTGATTTCAATGTACCTCTATTATTAGAGGCAAAGATTGGCCCAAACTGGCTTGACACAAAAGATGTAATATGATATAACCACCATTCGTCTAAAATAAAAGGAGACTTAATATGAATCAAGTATCAACAATCGACACAAACAATTTCTCAGCAATGGCCCAAGCAATGGGCATGAACGCAGATGCTGCACAGCAGTCCTCTAAAGCAAGTACACTTGCACGTTTACGTATTCATCACTCACCTATCATGGGTCAGCAAGAGATCAATGGTAAGATGAAGAACGTAGAAGTTGTAAGTGGTGGTACATACAAACTGGAAATACCAGATGGGCCAACGTATTACGCTGAGAGTGTGTCTATTCGTCCTTACCTACAACGCTTTATGCACAAGAAGTTTGTGATGGGTAATGACTCACGACCAAATCGTTATGTAAAAACTGTCATGGGTAATGATCTCAATCATGACATGAAGGATAATGATGGTGGGTTTAACTGTGGTAAACCTGCAGGTTTTATCAAAGACTGGGCTGCATTACCAGATAGCACAAAGGACTTGATCAAATCAATCAAGCGTGTTCGTGCACTGTTTGGTGTAGTTGAGTTAGTCAATCCTACAGATGATCAAGGTAACTCTGTTGACGTAGAGTCCACCCCGTTTATCTGGGAGATTGATAATCGTGACGCATTCAAAACAGTGGGTGAAGTATTCAACAAACTGTCAAAGATGCGCCGACTACCACCACAGCACTACGTGTCAATGACCACAACAGAAGTACCGCTACCTAATGGCAGCAGCTTCTATGTGCCTAACACTTCACTGGACTTGAACAATACGTTGGACATGGACAATGAAGCACAGGAGAACTTTGCTAACTTTATTGCATGGATTGAGAATTACAATACGTATATCCTCAACTCATGGGATGAGAACATGCACAAGAATGAAGAGGTTGATACAGGTACTGTGGAAGAGTTCGTAGACATTGACGCAGAGGATTTTGTCTAATGAACCATCCTGCTGAACTGGCGATTAATCAGTATCTTGAAGATGCTACATCTGGTAAATCAACAATGTCGGAAGAAACAATCAAACAGATTGGTACAGATGTAATGGATGCTGTGAGACGCCAGCAGAGGGTATTGACATTGACGCAGAAATTACTACATTAGAAGATACTGTTGACACAGTAAATGCTAACGAGTTCAAGCGTTGTTTTGATCCTATACCTGAGACATTCAGGGGTAAGACATCAGGCAACAAAGTATTGAATGGTAACTGTAAGTTCTGTGACTACAGGTTTGAGTGTTACCCTACGCTACAAGAGTTACCATCTAAGGTATCTCAGGCTAAGGTAAAACCCATTGTACCATACATAGAAGTAAAGGAGTATTAAATGTTAGGTGATGATGAAATAAAAGAAATGCAAGAGCAGATCAATGTTATGGAGCAGGATCTTCTTGAGCGTAAGAAAGCCTTGCATGAGGCTAAGTATGCAGGGTTACGTTCTGCTATGGAAGCACGTAAGGCGGCAGAAGATGCTGTACGACAAGAGCTACGATCACTAGGGGTATCTACTGTAAGTAGTTTGCCTAGTCCTTGGAATGGGTTGTGGCGTATCTAATGAATGGCAAGCAGTTTGCCGCTGCTCTTAAACATGGGTATAGGAGTGGGCTAGAGATCAAAGTAAAAGACTACTTGGTAGAGCGTAATGTTTCAGTCAAGTACGAAGCCATCAAGATTGAATGGGAAGATCTTATGTACCGCACCTATACCCCAGACTTTGTATTACCTAATGGGATCATAATAGAAACAAAAGGGAGGTTCACTGCGGATGATAGAAGAAAACACTCTGCTATCAAGAAGCAACATCCCAAGCTAGACATTAGGTTTGTGTTTGAAAGTAGTAGACGTAAGCTGAGTAAAGGTGCTAAGACTACCTATGGTCAGTGGTGTGAAAAGAATAAGATCCCGTACTACGACAGGATCATACCAGAAGATTGGTTAAATGAAAAAGGAAAGGACATGCATCCTGATCTGATACATTTTCCATATAAAAAAGTGAAGAGGAGATAATGTGGCAGAAGATAAAATATACATGGACTTTGATCCTAATGATTTCGTTATACGTATCAGTCCATTCTTAGACCAAAAAGGAAATTGGACAGGTGAATTGCTTGTTGGTAGTTGCACTACAGATGAAAATAGTGTATCAGATGAGGACTATGTTAATCTAATGCAGATCACACATATGGTATGTGCTTCTATACCCGCAATGGAATCAGATGAAACAGTGCGAAGTACATTACTTAAATATGCGGAAGATGCATTAGAAGAACAAGAAGAAGAGAAACCCAAACTACGTCTTGTAGAGACAGATGATAACGTTATAAAAGTAAACTTCAAATAAGGAGATACACATGACAGACAAAGATATGGTAAACTCACCAGAGCACTACAACTTTGCTGGCATAGAATGCATTGATGCTATTCGTGCGGCAACAGGAGAAGAAGGTTTTCAGTATTACTTACAAGGTAACATTATGAAATACCTGTGGCGATATCGCTATAAGAATGGTTCAGAAGATTTGTATAAAGCGCAATGGTACTTGAATCAACTTATTGAGGAAGAGAACGGTGATAGTTAAAGTATTCATCACTCTCAAGGTAGACGAAGACGAGTACCCTATGCCAGCAGATGGTTTTGTTGACGAAGAGGTACGTGAGGCAATACAAGAGTTCATCTATGACATAGATGGTATGGAAATAAAAGCAATGAAAACAATAACGGAGTAACAAACATGGATAATTATTTACCCACAGACTATCAATCCTTTATTCACAAGTCACGTTATGCACGATGGCTTGATGAAGAAGGTAGACGAGAAGCATGGGATGAAACAGTAGATCGTTATATGAATAACGTAGTTGAGCCTGTAATTGACAGTGGGGCTAGTGAGGCTGACTTTAGTGTTGCTCATGATATTGAACAAGCTATTCTTAGCTTAGAAGTTATGCCCTCTATGAGAGCTATGATGACCGCAGGTAAGGCATTAGAGCGTGACAATACTGCAGGGTATAACTGTAGCTATCTACCCGTAGATGACCCTAAGTCCTTCGATGAGGCTATGTTCATCCTCTTGTGTGGTACTGGTGTAGGTTTCAGTGTTGAGCGGCAGTTCATTAGTAAGCTTCCTGAAGTCCCGCAGTTGTTCGACAGTGACACAGTAATCGTTGTCAAAGACAGTAAGGAAGGTTGGGCTAAAGCGTTCCGTCAAGTTCTTGCTCTCCTATGGGCTGGTGAAATCCCCAAGTGGGATGTCTCTAAGGTACGTCCTGCAGGTGCAAGACTAAAAGTATTTGGTGGTAGAGCCAGCGGCCCTGCACCCCTTGTAGAGTTGTTTAATTTCGCCATTACAACATTCAAAAACGCACAAGGCCGTAAACTATCTAGTTTAGAATGTCATGATTTGATGTGCTTTATTGGACAGATTGTAGTTGTAGGTGGTGTACGTAGATCAGCCATGATTAGTTTGTCTAACTTGTCTGATGATCGTATGCGTCATGCTAAGTCAGGTCAGTGGTGGGAGACTGCAGCGCATCGTGCGTTAGCAAATAACTCTGTAAGTTATACTGAAAAGCCTGACATGGAAACATTCATGCGTGAGTGGCAAGCATTAGTGGAGAGCAAATCAGGAGAACGTGGTGTATACAATAGGCAAGCAGCTAAAAACCAAGCTAAAAAGTTTAACCGTAGAGATCCAAATTACGAGTTTGGAACTAATCCTTGCAGCGAGATCATCCTTCGTCCATATCAGTTCTGTAATCTTACGGAAGTTGTTGTACGTGCTACAGATACTATGGAAGATCTTGAGCGTAAGATCCGTTTGGCAACAATTCTGGGAACTATCCAGTCAACATACACCAAGTTCCCATACTTGCGAAAGGTGTGGTCTACCAATACAGAAGAAGAACGAC